ACTGGTAATACCTGCTGCGCGTCCCTCATCGTGTTCCCGCACGGTGGGGGATTCTTTTATTCTGTTTCTTCGAGCCGGTAGAAATGCCTAGATCCTTCAGGTAGAGCCGGCGCAATTCCGTTATCGATGATGAGGGCGATGAGGTCCTTCTTCAACCCTTTCGAGGGCAGCCCTGCATCTTCAACAATCTTCTTCAGTTCCGGTTTACGCAGTTTGGACAGTTGGTTCTCGTAGGAAACGTCCTTCAGCTTTGCGTACTTGCCTGGGTCCACGAAGTCACGAATAAAATCAGCCTCCGTGTATCCTTCTGGCATTTCTGCATAAAGGTCGTCAAAGCTCATACCTTCGCACGTCAGCCTTGCCCGGCGCAGGACGCTTTTTACAAACAAATCTTGGGAAGGGCCGAAGAGAGACTTGATGATAGGGTTCGCACCTCTTTGAATGGCATCTCGCATGATTTGTGCGCAAGCCCTAGCGTCAGAACAGGAGTCGTGATGATCCAACTTGATGCCCAGGTGCCGGCATATTGTATCCAGTTTGTGGTTCGGCAAATCCCGATAGACATAGCGTGCGCTCTGCAGGGAATCTGCAAAGAGTAATGGCTTATCCAGGGAAATCCCCTCTACCTCTGATACGTGGAGCAGGCATCCCATATCGAATTGGGCATTATGGGCAACGAGGACGTACCCTTTTATAAAGTCGTGAAGCATCGATTCGTAGTATTCCTTAAAGGTCGGTGCGTTCCGGACCTTTTCCCAAGTAATTCCATGAATGCTGCTCCCTTGAACCTTGACTGCAGAAATGCTGCAGATGGAATAAGGTTGTTCGTTTGCGGTCTCAACATCGAAGGCAACGAAGCCGTCAACGGGAAGATTATAACGATTCGTCACGGGAAGCGACATGCGTGCAAACCCGTTGGAGGCAGGAAGCATAAACTTCTGCACTACACTTTTTGGCATAGGGGCTTCTTTTTCCAGTGCAGCCTTTTTCTTGTGCCGGTAGTAGAAAAATGCAATGATGAGAACCAAGAAAATAAATCCGCCCATAGTAATCCCTACTTCCTTTTGAGTTGAATGAATTGCCGCGGGACGCCACGGCACTCAGCAAGTTTATAAATGGAACAATCATCATGCTCCGATAAATAGTCGTCATTGAGAAGCAGCTCAACGGCAAATTCGTTGGCTGAATGCTCAACCCTGTCCGCATTGATGCTCATGGTGTATGTCTTCAGCCACTGAGTGTTGTCGTCAGGAGTGCACAAGGCATGTCCTAGCTCATGCGCACAGACAAAATCAATCATATCTGGAGGCGTCCTTTTGTCATCGATGATGATGAACTTCGACCTCTTATATTTGAGATAATTGCCATACTTACCGCCTAAGTCTCCGTAGATGACGCGAATATTTTTACAAGCTGCCAATTGAAATGGGTTATCAGTCTTGTATCGGCGGATTAGTTGATGTACTTTCCGCTTTATATCCATGCGCGTCAATCCTTCCGGAACTTCTTAGGAGTATACTTTTTCTTTGCAATCTTTTTTGCTTGAATCATTGCAGCTTTAATTGTGGCCTTAAATGCCTCGATATCTTCTAAATCGGAGCCATCTTCAAAGGCGGCTGCAGCGACAGAGTTCATCATATCTTCTAGGTCAGATTCAATTTCGCGTTCATCTTTTCGGTTAAGCCCTGTTTCTTCTTTTAAAAAGTCAGGCGAAAAACGGGGATCTATATCCGACTTTTTAACACTCAGCGCATCGGCGATCTTTTGAACGTTGCCGGCATTAGGTGTTGAACGCATTGCAAAGTATCCAGAAATAGTTGATTCGGGTATGCCTGTTAGATCTGATAACTGAGACTGTGTCATATTTTCGCACAATCGTTTTAAATTATTTGATATCTGCTCACGCAAGGATTTATCGAATTTAGAAAGCTTATTCCGTGGCATAGGAACACTCCTTTCTTTCTGCGTTTTTATATATTATAACGAATAAAGACGTTAAAAACAAGATGGATACTTTGCAAAAAACGCAAAAAATCGTTTTTATCATTGACAAAACGAATAAACTCGTTTATCATAAAGCCATCAAGGAGGTGAATCAAAATGATGAAAATGACTTTGGAGGCCGCACGGACAAACATCGGCTACACTCAAAAAGAGGCCGCATCTCTGTTTGGCATGCACTATCAAACGCTTGCGAAATTAGAAGAAGATAGCACGAATGCCCCTTATCGTTTCATTCAAGCTATCCCTAATGTTTATAAGGTCGCTTCGGACGATATTTTTTTTGGTCGTAAAAACGAGTTTATTCGTTTATTGAGAAATGGGGAGGTGTAATCATGGACCAGCTTATTGACTATATTCGTCACTATGTAATCGAACATCGCGACGAATTCGAAGAATGGCTATCCCAGGTGAAAGGAGATGAATGAAATGAGGCGGCTTCGTAAAAAGCATGCTGCTGCAGCCCTGGTTTTGCTGTTTTTGGCGCTGGGGGCATGCGGAGCGCTTGGTCAGTCAGAACCGAACTATGACACGTATCAGAAGATTGTGAGACAGGGCGACACTCTATGGGACATATGCAACCGGGTCAATGCTAACCGCGAAGACGTCCGGGATATTATCTACAGAGCCCAGCAAGAGAACAGGATTGAAAAAGCGGGAGAAATCCGTCCTGGGCAGATTCTGACAATCCGGGTCAAGAGAGATGATTAGAGATGCAGCGCCCAAAAAGAATGAGGCCCTCGTGTTGGAGCACAAGGACCTCAAAGGTGAAACCTTTGGACAGGATTCGCCTCCATTATAGCACAGGAGGAATCAAAATGAAGAAACCAGAAAAATTTGATTCTTTTATTTATAGGCTTTACAAAGAGGCTTCACGATTTAGCTTGGTCGAGATAATGGCAGAACAGGGCATCACAGAAGACGAACTCGACAGCTGCCAAGATTGGCTATATAGACTTTCGCAAATTGACACACTGCCGGACGAGGAGGAATCAAAATGAAACTTATCTCTTTGACTCTTCAGAATTTCAAAGGCATCAAAGGATTTATCCTTGATGCGGATGGACAGAACAGCAATGTATTCGGGAACAACGGAACGGGGAAGAGCACGCTCTTTGATGCTTTTACATGGCTTCTTTTCGGTAAAAATTCTCGAGACGAAAAGGATTTTGGCATCAAGACTCTTGATGCCAACGGAAACGTTATCCCTCGGATTGAACATCGTGTTTCCGCTGTCATTGAACATAACGGACAAAAGCTCCAGCTTACTAGGACATACAAAGAACGCTGGCGCAAACAGCGTGGCGCCGCCGAGGCTGTCATGGTCGGGAATACGACTGAATACGCCTACGGCCCAGTCGGAGCTGCAACTCCTATCAACGCCAGTGAATATGCCAGGGTAATCAATAATCTCATCGATGAAAAGATTTTTAAGCTCATCACGGACCCGCTTTATTTTAATGAGCGGCTCAGCTGGCAGGAGCGGCGCCAGCTTTTGATGCAAATCTGTGGTGACATCACGGACGAGGATATTGTCAAAAGCAATGCTGAACTGGAAGAAGTACTTCAGCTGGCGGCCGGTCGCTCCATTGACGAAACGAAAAAAGGCGTTCGGGCTGCTATCAGGGAGACTAAAAAGAAAAAGGATGAGATTGGGCCTCGCATTGATGAATGCAGAAAAGGCCTGGCTGATATTAATCTTGCAGCCGTCGATGATGCCAGGATTGACGTCAAAATGGTCCCAGGGCAAATTGAAGCGTTGCGGAAGAAAAAGCTAGAAGAATCGTCTATGGACCAAAGCGTTAAAGATCGAGAAAGGTTGGCAGAGGTAAATGCCAAAATCTTAGAGCTGAAGGCAGCAAGGCACGACGTTTATCAGAAGACAGTCTACGACCTTATGGAAAAGGAAATCGAGGCTAGCCGTGTCGTCGCTAAAGAACAGGATGCCTTGGATGCTCTCCAGGCAAAACGAACTGCAATGCGCGCAGATGCTGAACGGTTTACTCAGTCCATCAACGATTTGAGGAACGACTTCAAGACCGTTTTTGGTAAGGCTTTTACTTCAACGCCTATTGAAACAGTCTGTCCGACCTGTGGGCAAGCGCTGCCAACGGACCGCATTGAACGGGCGAAAAGCGCCATGGCTGAACAAGAAGCTTCCTTTAATTTTGAGAAGGCAGAACGGCTGAAGGCAATCAATATTGAGGGAAAGGAAAAGAAGCAAAAGCTCGAAGAAACGGCAGCCTCCTTGACTGAACTGGAGGGTAAGATTGAAGCATCGACTCAACGTCTGGAGCAGCTCAAAGATGTGCTCACGGCCATCAAGGAAGATAAAGCGACGCAAAAAGAGCCGGCGCCGAGTGAAGAAGAGGTTAGACTTGTCCAAGAGGCTATGATCCTCAAATCTCATATCGAGCATCCAGTCGAAAATACCGAAAATGCTCAAATTGATGAGCAGATTGCTGCACTGAAAGAAAAGCTTGGAGATGCTCAAATCATCATCACAAAAGCCGACAATAACAACGCGCTTAATGCCCGCATCGGAGAATTGCTGAAAAGCGAACATGAGTTGTCTGAGCATCTCATTGACCTCGAACATCAGCTCTATCTCTGCGAACAGTTTACACGCACGAAAACGGACCTTGTATCAGAAAGACTGGCAGAGAAAATCCCGACTGTGCAGTTCATTATGTTCCGGCCCAATGTGACGAACGAAGGCATTGAGGAGTGCTGTGAGACTAGCTATCACGGCGTGCCATATAAGGACCTCAATACGGGCGCCCGGATTAACGTCGGATTAGAGATTATCAAGGCTCTCATTAGCAAATACGAGGTCACCGCACCGATTTTCGTTGATAACGCGGAAAGCGTGACCGAGCTCAACTCAGTTCCGACGCAGCTGATTAGGCTCGTCGTTTCTGAAGAAGATAGCACGTTAAGAGTAGAAAAGGAGAAGGACAATGACTAAAATAAATCAACTCAGCACGACTGTTTCAGAAAACTTCGTCGCCAAGATTCTCGGAGAGGCAAACTTTTCCGTAACGCCAGAACAACGCGAGCTCATCCAGGGCTATTTCATTTCGATGGATAAATATCTTGCAGACAATGATATTAGCTGGAAGGACGTCGTGATTGATTACAAACTTGCCCAGGACTTGATGGTTCGTGCCCAAATGGGCTTTGATATGCGGTCTGAAGCTATGCTTTATCCCGTTGCACGGAAAGATAGTAAGGCTAACGGAAAATATCGTTTTGCGATTCAAAAAGGCTACAAAGGCTACGTCTATGAAGCTAAGAAATACGCTGCAGGCATTTTGATTGATATTGATGTTCACTTGGTTTACGAAAACGACGTATTCACACCTCATTTCAAGGATAAGAACAACCCGTTCGACACGTTTGAGTTTACGCCTCCTAAAAACATCTTCGTTGATAGGGGCAATATCGTAGGCGGATTTGCTTATTGCACATACGAAAATGAAAAGCAGAATAAGTTGATTGTAATGTCCAAGGCTGAGATTGATAAGCACAGGGAGGTCGCTAAGTCGAATGCCTTTTGGGGTAAGTGGTACGAACAAATGGCCGAAAAGACCCTTTACATTGCAGCTGCGAAAAAGGTCCCAAAAGACCCGTCCAAGATTGACAGCACATATCGTGCTTCTCAGCTTCTTGACCAGGAACAGGCAGACACGGAAGCCCAGGAAAACATCCTCATTAATCAGGAAACGGGAGAAGTTATTGACCTTAGTGTGCAAAAGGCAGCCATCCCTCAATCCACAAATGTGGATATGCCTGTGCATATCGAATCACCGGCAAAGGCAGAAAAGGTTCCTATAGGAACTGCCGCTACTGAAGAAATGATGCGCATGGAGTTCTAACTATGGAAATTAAGACGCTAGCGACAGGCAGCTCCGGTAACTGCTATGTCCTTACAGCTGATACCGGGGCTCGACTCATGATTGAATGCGGCATTCCCTGGAGGCGGATTGCAGAGAGCATGCGTTTCAACTTTTCTAGGGTCTGCGGCTGCCTTATATCTCACGAGCATAAGGACCACAGCCTTGCCTTTAAAGATCTTATTGGTCACGGGATTAAGATTTGCGCAAGCGAGGGGACCTTTCGCGAACTCAACCCGCGGAGGTCTAACCGGCACGAATATGTGTTAAAAGAGAGGGTCTGGACGACCATCGGGGACTTCCAAGTGTTGCCACTGGCAGCAGTCCATGATGCTGCAGAGCCAATGATGTTCGTCATCAGGGATGGCGTTGATGTTTTACTTTTTGCGACCGACACTCAGTACATTCCGCACCAGATTAAGGGCCTTACCCAAATCATGGTCGAGGCAAATTACAGTTTGGAAGTCCTCAACGGAAATTATATTGAAAATGGCGACGTTGGACCCAGAAGGAGAAGAATCATTAATACTCATCTCGCGATTGAAACCTTAGAGTACTGGTTCTTGCAAGGGCTTCAGGTCGGAGCGTTCGATTCCTTGAATGAAATTCATCTAATCCATATGAGTAGAGAAAACGCAGACCCGCAAGCCTTTCAGGCGCGCATTCAAAAAGTAACGGGGAAGCCCGTTTTTATTGAATAGGAGGAAGTCATGGAGCAAAATCAATACGTTATTACTGCGGTTCAAGTTTCTAAAGGAAAAATTAAAATCTCTTATGACGCTGCAGGAGATATGGGAACGGATTCATACACCCTGATTTCAGCAGAGAAAGCACGTCCTGAATTTTACGAATCTATGCTTGATTTGCGCAGTCACGTTGCCAGTCTTTTGGAGATTAATTTTCAAGGTGTGGAAGATCGTATCAGACCTCGGGTTGTTAAATTCGAATATGATAGCAATGACCGTATGATGGCCATCATTGAAGCTGATTTAAAG